GATATTAACACACTAATATTAATATATACTTTAATATTTGTTTTAGGTACAATTTTTATAAGTCTTTTAATAAAGATGAATAATTTTTATAAAGTAAAATTAGAAAATCATATGCAAATTATAACAATTCTTTTATATAAAAAAGTATTTGAAGAAATAGATAAAGAAATTAAAGAAAAAAACTTTTCATATTTAAAAGAATCTTTAACTTTAACCTTACAAAATAAAAAAATAGATTTTGATAAGTATAGAAACAAGCTAGAAAGAGATTATGATGAAATTATTAATGTAATGATTAAAACATAATGTTATTTTATTAATTGGACGGCGAGGTATTAGAATGAAAGCTATTAAATCAAATTTAATAATTTTATTCTGTTTTGTAATGTTTGGTATTATTGGATTTGTTGTAGTAGAAAACTATTTATTAAGAACAAAAATCGCAAATTTAATAGAAGAAAACCAAAATTTAAGAGACTATGATGAAAAATTAAAAAAGGAGAATTTTGAATTAATAGTTTTTAATTCTGAATTAGAGGAAAAATTAGCTAATAATAAAAGAATAACGTTTGCAATCGTTAAACCTTTTGTTAATGATAAGGATAAAGAAAAGATACTAAAATATCTTTTGTTTGAGAGTAAGAGACCTAAATTAGAACTTTCTATTCTCTTAGTAGAAAGCGGTTTAAGAAATGTCATTTCAGACACTCAAGATTATGGATATTTTCAAATAAACATTCAAAATATACTTAAATTTAGACGAAATAAAATTATAGAAGTTGCTGATGAAAATGACTTTATGAAAAAAATAGATGAACAAATAAAAGCATTTGCTTTTTATATGGATTATGTTTATACACATCGATTTTATGAAGAAATTGAAGATGATGAAGAAAAAATAAAATATGTTTTATTAAAATATAATACAGGTCACTATTATAAAAATTCACCAGCTGGATTAAAATATGTTAGTTTAGTTAAGAAAAAATTAGCTAAAATTAAAAATTTCAATATATGAAAGGTATGCTAAAACATACCTTTTTTTCATTAAATGGTTAGCATAAAGCTAACCATTTTTTATTTTTAATTGATGAATAATTAATTAATTAAAAATGAGGTTATCTATGGAAAACGAAAATAAAAGAGAGTTAGTAAATAGAAAAATAATAGACGGTTCTTTACCATGTATTGAAAGATTTAAAAACGGTGATTTATCAGATGCTAAAGCTTTTGTAAAGTTTATTAAAAAAGTAGAAAAATTAATAAGAACTTCTTTAGAATATAGAAGATTTTTAACATATTTAACTAGTGAATTAAACTTAACAAGTTGTTCCTTTTTTAAAAATATTACTAAAGAAGAAAAAGTAAGTATAGAATTTCATCATTGTCCATTTACTTTATTCGATATAACTTCTATTGTAACTTTAAAATATATTCATAAACTTGGAAGTACAAATGTTGACACCTTTGTTGTTGCAAATGAAGTTATGTATTTACATTTTCAAGGTTTAATAGGATTAGTTCCTTTAACTAAAACTTTGCATCAATTAGCTCATGTAGGAGAGCTTTACATACACCCTTCAAGAATTTATGGAAATGTAAAAGATTTTATAAAAGAGTATGATATTTATATAGAAGCTAATCAATTAGTTTCTATTAAAAATTACCTTAATTCTATAGATAATGAAGATGAAAAACAAGAAGTTTTAAAATTATTACCAAATGAACTTGAAATAAAAAATTTAATAGAGGAGAAAAAAACATGAAAATGTGTGTATGTGCTTTACCAGCTATGTTCGGAAATGATGTATGCAAAAATTGCAACAATTCAGACTTGAGTGAAATTAATTCTTTTAAAATTAATGACTATGAAAAAAACAAAGATTTTAAATTAGCTGATTTTAATTCTGATGAAGAAGAAAAAATCACTATTTTAATTACTTCTAACTTGAGTGAAATTAATTCTTTTAAAATTAATGACTATGAAAAAAACAAAGATTTTAAATTAGCTGATTTTAATTCTGATGAAGAAGAAAAAATCACTATTTTAATTACTTCTAATTAAAGAGGTAATAAATGATTTATTATTACATATCAACTTTTATTTTTTTATTTAGTATAATTCTTTTTTTATTTGATTACATAAAATTAAGAAAATATACAAAAAAAGCATTAGAATTAAAAGAGTTTTATATTAAAAGAAAAGAAGAAATAGAACAAAAATTAGAAGAGTATACAAAAAAAGCATTAGATTTAAAAGAGTTATATTATTCTAAATTAAATGAAAATAATTTAAAAGAAAAGAAATTGGAAGACTATACAAAGAAAGCATTAGACTTAAAAGAACTATATCTTAAGAAAATAAAGGAAGAAGAAACTTTGATAGGTAAAAAAGCTAGTGAAATGCTCTTTGCGACAGATCAACCCGTTTCAAATGTTTTAAATTTTTTAGAAGAAGTTATAAATACTGAAATAAAAACTTACCATTTAATTAAAATAGAAATTGACTCACAATACACTGCTGATAAAAATAAAGTATTTTCTCAAAAAGATTTAGATAGTATGTGTCTTGAAATATATGCAACTACTTTTGGTGTCTTTTCTGAAAAATATAAAGAACTTCTTGGTGTTTTTATAGATAAAGAAAAACTACCTGAGTTTGTAATGAGTCTTATTTATAAAAGACTTATTATCGTTTTGAGTGTTAAAAATAAAACTCAATTAGATAAAATTATAACTGGTAGTAAACTTAAAAAAGTATTAGATTTCAATAAAAAGAATCCTTTAACAAAAGAATCTTCCCCTTTTCTACCAAGCAATGCTAAAATAAAGAGTAAATTTAGACAAGTAAATAAATAAAAAATAGGTAAGAGCATTAATTTGCTCTTACCTATTTTATTCTTACTTAAAAAACTTCATATCGCCTTTTTTTTCTTCTAAATAATTTATAGCTTCTTTCATAACTGATTCTTGTTTGTCAATAGTTAATTCTTTAAAATTATTAATACCTTTTTTATTCATAAAAGATCTCAACTTAGCCTTGTTAATCAGATCGTTCTCTTCCAACAAATTAGAAATTTGTTCTTCTAATTTTTGAACTCTTAAAAGTGTAGGTTTTTCTCTTAAACCTGCTAAGAAATTTTCTACAAGTATATCTTTATTTTCATGTATTGGATTTGGTTTTTGTGAATCTTTCATTTGTTTATTGATTGGTTGATGGGCTTTTCCACCCATTTTTGTGTCTTTACCAACAACCCCACCTTCAGTTTGATCTTCAGCTACTTCATTATTATCTGAAGTACTTCCAGCTTTTTCACTAGACCAAGTTTCTTTTATATGATTAAAAAACTCTTTCTTTTGATCCTGTGACCATTGACCGAACTTCTTTTCAAATTTCTTTTCATATAATTCTCTTTTTGATTTAAAAAACTCTCTATAGTTACTTCCTTCTGTTAAGATAAAACATTCTTCAAGAATCTGATAGGACTCTTCAAAGTTCATTTTTCTTTTTGACGCATTCAATTTACCAAGCATTTAACTCTCCATTTTAAATATAAATAATAAACTTAATGATAATAAATCTTTTTTCGTTGTGGATGCTTATAATAATTCTCTCTCATTTCATTAATCAACTCAGTTCTTTTGTCTTCCATACCTTCATAAGAATCTAAATCAATTTCTAAACTACCAAATACAGTTGATATATTTCTATAATTTTTTCTTATATTATAAATAGCGTATTTTACATCTATTAATGCTAATCTATAAAATAATTCTTCTAAAGGAGTTTCTATAGTAAAAAAGTTTTTACTATGTCTCAACTTCAATTCTAATATAAAATTTGTTTTTTCAAATAAAGCTTTTGGATATAGTTCTACAATATTAGCTCCTCGCATATACCAAGTTATAGGTTGTCTAGTTGCAGATACTACATCATTATAAAGTTGTAAGTCTATTATAGAAGTACTATAATAGTTAGTTACATAACCCATTGATAAAGAATTAACACCTAAATCTTCCCATACCACTCTTTTTATACCTATTATATCAGCTGGATCAACTATTGTTGGAGGAATTCTATAATAACCAAATCTTCCAGTTCTGAATTCTTCTTTTGTTGTATCCATTAAAAGTCTGAAATAACAGGGATAAAAGTTAGAAAAAGTCTTTATAGTGATTTTTTTAACTACATTTAATAAAAAACACATTCTAACTTCTAAAGGAGTGTGAGTAAGACCTAAGTCTAATGCAAGTCTATGAGCTAAAATAGTTGAATTTAGCATTTAAAGACCTCCATTTATTTTTTTGATTTAGATTTTAAGAAATCTACATAAGTTTTATTATACAAAAATTTATCATCTAATTCCATTTTAATAGTTTGTCTTTCTGTTTTAAAAATAAAGTTATCACCTTCTTGGGACACTATAATTTTAGTATCTTCATTGAAATTAAAATTTTCTTGCATTATATTAAAATTTTTACTATCTTTCATAACAAATTTTAAATCTTTATCATAAATAGGTATTTCAAAAGATTCATTGTGAAAATTTAAAGAACTATTACCTTCTGTTATAATATGTTTAAAATATGCTGACTTAAAGCTTGGAAACAAAATCCAGTCATAAGTGAGGATTTTAAGACCTGGTTTTACTATTTTTCTTCCACTTTCATCTAAAAAATGCGGACCAAATCCTCTCATGGAAAAAGCAACTTTAGTCCCTTCTAATAATTCGTCTCTCATAGCTCTACCCATTTCAAAATGAGCTGTTTTTATAATAGCTTCAACTCTATCTTCTAAAATAAAAGTTTCTAATATTTTATGGGATATATTATTATGAATTATTGCTAATTGTCTGGAGGTATCATCTTTTTGATAGGGGTGTCCAGCTTCTCCATACCAATTACCTGTTTCTTTTAATTCCAAAATATGACTTTCATTTAAAGCTTTTGTTAAAACTTCTTTACTATAAATTGTTCTATTTCTGCTCTCTCCAAAATCTTGAATGACAGAACGAAATTTAATAGAATTACATTTCTTATCTAAAATTTCTGGGATATGTCTTTCAGACACTTCATTTAATAAGTAAGCTATTGGTTTTGACATAATTGACCTCATATTTAAAATGTTAAATTATAAAATTGTTAAACAAATAAATTAACTAATTAAAAATTCATTTAAAAGGGGAATACCTATGCTAAATGTAAACCAGAAAAAAAAACCTAGAGGAGAAGAAGAAAATACTTCTCAAAAGAAAATACTAAAAGAACAAACTTCTTTTTTAAGAAAGCCAGTAAATATACAATATGAAAAAGAAGAAGAACAAGAGAAGAAAACACAAAATAAAATATTCAATTTGAATGAAGAAACAGAAAAGAAAAATACTACAACTGAAAGGAGAGAGAAACTACCAGTTAAAGAAACATATAATGGTCTAATAAAGAAAAAAAGTAGTAAAATTCAATATTTAAATGAAAATGGTGATATAATTCATTTAAATCAAGAAGAACAAGAAGACATTGATAGATTTGAAAAGATTGTTAATAATGAAGAAAAATTTAAAAGTAAAGCTAGAACAAAAAATGAATCTACTTCTACTACCTTTGGTTCTATTAGTGATAAAAATAATTCCTTTCAAAATATGAAAACTATTTACCCGAAAGGTGGTTATTTTGAAAACAGATGGAACGAAATTGAATGGATAGATGATAAACCTTTTAGAAGAAGGTGTGAAGTACTTATCTTTGATTCTAATAACAGACTTTTTTTAAGAAAGATAAATGAAGATAGTGAAGAATATAACGAAACATGGAAATATAAGATTCCAGGTGGAGGTTCAGGTATTTATGTTGGTATAGAAGATACAATTACTGTAGAAAAAGAAACTAAAGAAGAAGCTAATTTAAATATTAAAAATATCCAAAATACAGGAGTTATTTATACTAAAATATATGGAAAAGACACAGGTGGTTGGAATCCTTTTGTCGGTGATAATATACCAGATTGGGCTAAAGAGATGAAAGCTAAGGGGTTTTCCTATTATGGAGATTATACTCTAGTATTTATAGCTGAATTGGATGGAAAAAATTTAGACACTATAGATATTATAGATAAAGATAAAGATATAGAACATAATGGAAAATTTTATCCTGTACATGATATATTAAGTTTATTAACGTCTAATCACATAAATGCTATAAAATCTATTAATGAAAGTCTATTAGAAGAAACTTTATTAGAAGAAGATAAAAAGAAAGAAGATGATGAAGAAGAAATAGAAGACGGTGATGATGATGAATCTTTAGATAAGGATTTAGAAGATTTAGACACTGGTGAAGAAGATAAAGAGCCAGATACTAAAGATGATGAAGATAAAGAGCCAGATACTAAAGATGATGAAGAAATTCCTACTGGTGAAGAAGATAAAGAGCCAGACACTAAAGATGATGAAGAAATTCCTACTGGTGAAGAAGATAAAGAGCCAGACACTAAAGATGATGAAGAAATTCCTACTGGTGAAGAAGATAAAGAGCCAGACACTAAAGATGGTGAAGAAGATAAAGAGCCAGACACTAAAGATGATGAAGAAATTCCTACTGGTGAAGAAGATAAAGAGCCAGACACTAAAGATGGTGAAGAAATTCCTACTGGTGAAGAAGAAGGAGAAACAGGTGATAGTGAAATTCCTACTGATGGGGAAGAAGGTATAGAAGGTGAAACAGGTGATAGTGAAATTCCTACCGATGGGGAAGAAGGTATAGAAGGTGAAGAGGAAGAAACACCTGAAGAGAAGGAAGAAAGATTAAAAGAAAAAAATGAAAAAATAAATCTTTTAAGTAATGTCACCGAACTAAACGAAACATTAAAAGTAGCCAGAAGTACTTTAACTGACTTATTGAAAGACCCTAAAAAACTATTATTAAATAAAAAATATAAAGAGAATATTAATTTTGTAACAGATTCTTTAGAAAAACTAGAGAGTGACGTTAATTTTTTCCTTATTAATTTTAATAATAATGAAATGAAAAAGAATGAGACTATTTTTATTGATTTAAAGAACAGATTATTCTTATTAATTAATCTGTATAAAAACACAATCGAAAAAAAGTCTTAATTCATCAAGCTTTTTAATAGAATAAAAAATAGGACAAACGAGTTTACTAAAAATTAAAGTCCTATAAAGAACAATTGATTAAAAAATTATACGTTTACGTTTTATTAAGTATTTTAAATGGAGTTAAAAATGAGTATTAAGTACGAAACAACTAAATTTACTGCACCTGCTGATACAGCAAGTGAAGTAATAAGAGAATCTGTAGAAATGTTCGATTCTCAGGGTATTAACCCTATGTCAAAGAATGGTATGGCCGCTATTTATCAGTCAAAGAACCTTTTCGAACAGTATGCAAACAAACTTGCTGAAGGTTTTGACACTGACGCAGAAAAAGAATTTTTCCTTGAAATGATGGACAATGGACGTAATTTATTTCTTGCAGAAAGCACAATTGCTAATGTAGATCCAATTGCCCCTCTTCATGGCCCAATGCTTAGAAAATATTTACCTAAGCTTGTTATTACAGAATCTATTCCTACAGAACCAGTAAGTCTTCCTAAATTTAAACTTGATTACTTTGAGCCTTATTATGAAGATGCAGACGGTGTAAGACATGATTTCAAAGAATACTTCAGAGCTAAATATCAAGGAAATCTTGCAATCGAATCTCTTCCAAGAATTTGGGGTAATGGAGCGACTGAAAGACATCAGATTTCTATTTTTAACGCTGGTATTAATCCTATAACTGGTAAGACTGCAGCTGGTGCTATTGCACAGTGGAATAGTCAGCCTATAACTCATGCAGGATATTCTGGTGGATTCGTAGCAAAAGGTGTTGATGCTGATGAACTTGACACATCTATGATCATCACTCAGCTTAGAATTGATCTTGGTAACAATAATGCAGGTGGATTTGGTACACTTGTTGATATAGATGTAGTTGTTAAACCAGATGTAATTAAGAATAACTTCTATTATGAACTTTCATACACAGTTCCAGAAGAAATAGTTGCAGCTGGAGATATAACTGGTGTTAATGCAGGTTCTGTAGTAAATGACACTCTTTTTGGAAATTATGATCCTTCTACAAAACTTTTAAAGCTTGTTTCTGCTAATGGCGTTCTTGCATTAGGTTTTAACAATGGTAATGCTGACCCGACTGCTGCAAAGATAGTTCAGTTTAAGATTGACAGCAAAATAAGCAACCAGTGGAATGAAAAAGAAGAAGGTTCTGTAGGTTTCACAATCAGACATAAAGATATATTAATTCCGCACAACCAGCACATTAATGCTCCTTTTGGTATTGAATACCTTCAGGATCTTAAAGCAATGTATGATATGGACGGAACTCTTAAAGTTGTTGAAATTATGTCAGAATTCTTCGCTCAGAAAGTTGAGTATGAAGGATGGAAATTCCTTGTTGACTCTTATGTAAATAACGAACTTGCTAATAATGGTTGGTTTGCAGCTTTCAACGTTCAGCCTTATGCTTCTTTTGCAGGAAGACCTTCAGAGTGGAGAGAAGAGTTTAAGAGAATTATAGATTATATAGCTGGTAGAATTAAAAATACAACTAACTTCCCTGGTGGAGTATTTGTTATTTTTGGAAACCCACTTGATCTTAATGTAATAGAAAATGCTAACTGGACTTTTGTTGGTGCAGATTCTGAAAGATCTGGTGTTAATGTTGAATTCAGTGTTGGTGTATTTAAAGGTGCTTATAATTACAGATTGGTTGCTTCTCCACAAATACCTCAAGGAAATCTCAGGATGATGTTCTACCCCGGAGGCGACGATCACATGACCTATAAAATGTACACTTACTCTTTTAATGTTGTAACAGACAATTCCTTCAGATCTCCAAAACATTCTAATGTTCCTAACATTATGATGGTCAAGAGATATGCTTTTGAAGAATTCACACCAGTTCAAGCGGTGTTACAGATAGATAACAATGTTCCAGAGTCTATGCTTGGTTACGCTCCTAACCCAACACTTCCTTCTATGTAATAAATATATAGATATCAAAATAAAGTTCTATTTTCATCGTGTTCATACGAATTCTTTAAAGAGAAGTACCCAAAAAAGGGTACTTCTCTTCTCTTTTTTAATTTTAATTTCAGAAATATATTATTAATTAAATTAAATAAGAGGTATTTATTTATGAGTGATTATTTACAAGAAATATTAAATAAAACAAAAGATAGCAAAGATTATCAATGGTTAGAGAAGTATAAAGGAGAATGTCATAAAAAACATAAAATAAAACATTTATTGTGTAAAACAGAATATGAAGTAAGACCTAATGATTTTCAACAAGGTAGAAGATGCCCAGTTTGTTTTGGAAGAAAAAATATAAATTATTTAAATGATTTATTAGATAAAAGACAAGATGGAAAAGAATATGAATGGCAGGAAGATTATAAAGGAAGAAATTCTATTAAACATAAAATAAAACATTTAGTATGTAATAATGAATATGAAGTAACCCCTCAAGTATTTAACAAAGGATGTAAATGTCCTTACTGTAGTGGACATAAAGTTATTAACTATTTAGAAAAATTAAAAGAAAATAGAAAAGATGGTGATGAATATGAATGGCAAGAAGAATACAAAGGAAGTTATAAGTTAAAGCATAAAATAAAACATCTAATTTGTGGTCAAAAATATAAAGTTACTCCAGATCTTTTTATTAAAGGTAATAAATGTCCTTATTGTAAACAATTAAAAAAAGATAATTATTTAAATAAACTTTTATTGAAAGCTAAAGATGGTAAAGAATATCAATGGTTAGATGATTATAAAGGAAAAAATAATATTAAACATAAAATAAAACATTTAGTATGTGGTTCTATAAATAATGTAACTCCACACAATTTTCAAGAAGGTTGTAGATGTCCAAAATGTTCTAAAAAACAATTCTCCAGAGGAGAAAAATCTTTATTAAAATATATTCAGAAGTTATATAAAGATAAGTTAATTTCTAATGATAAATCTATTTTAAAAAAGCATGAAATTGATATTTATCTCCCTAAATTAAAATTAGCTTTTGAATTTAACGGTCTTTATTGGCATTCAGAAAAAGGTTCAAGAGGAAGATGTGATAGAAACTATCATAAAAATAAGTTAGAAGAGTGTCATAATAAAGGAGTCCGCTTAATTCAAATATGGGAAAATGAATGGAAGCATCCAAAGAAGAAAAAAATAATTAAATCTAAAATTAAATATCTTTTAAATCAAATTAAGCCAGAAAAGCGTATTTATGCAAGAAAGTGTTATATTAAAGAAATATCAACTTCGAAATGTAATAATTTCCTTAATAATAATCATATTCAAGGAAAATCTTCTAAATATTTAAAATGTTATGGATTATTTTATAAAGAAACAAAGAAGTTAGTAGCTGTTATGACGTTTGCTCAAGGTAATGCTAATAGAGGGTCTGATGATATAGAACTAAGCCGATATACTACTAAAAAGTTTCATAATATTATAGGTGGATTTTCTAAGATGTTATCATTTGCTATTAAAGAAAATAATTTTAAAGAAATATATTCGTATGCAGATTTAAGATTATCTGATGGTAATTTGTATGAGTCAAATGGATGGAAAATGATTAAATATGTTTCACCTGATTACTATTATACTGACAGTAAAGATGTCTTCCATAAATCTTTATTTAAGAAATCTAATATTAAAACTAAATTACCAGAAGTTTATGATGAAACTTTAACAGAAAAACAAATGATGGAAAAAACTAAATATTTAAGGATTTGGGATTGTGGTAAAGTAAAATATAAGTATAATACAAGGGGGTAAAATAATGATTGTACTTTCAACTCCACATGATGACGATGATTATTATGAAGATGATGACGCTTATTGGTTGTAAAAAAGAGGTAATTAATGACAATAAAAAAATATAAATTATTAAAAGATGAATGGTCTTTTACTTGCAAGAGAATGTTTGTAAAAGAAACTATTCTATTTAGAACTATTATATATCAAGACTATACAGTTGTATGGAATGATAAACACCCTAATTATTTTTTATTAAATGATAGTCTTTTTATAGAACCTGAAGAAAGAAAAACTGGAGGTTTAGATAAATATTCTGAATATTTTGAAAAGATAGATATAAGTGATGATGAATTAAATTTTATAAAAAATAAATATAAACAAGAAATAGAAATGATAGAGGAAGAAATTAACAAGGACCAAAAGAAAGATGCCAATTCAATAAATTTAAATATCTCTCAAGAAAGTTTTGATAGATTATTAAACTATCAAGTTGAAATAAAATTTTTATTAGAGGAAATAAGGGATCTTTTAAAAACAAAAAAAGAGGTAAATGACTAATGACAATAAAAAAATATAAATTATTAACAACTTTTGCTTTCAATTTTAAAACAAATAAAATTGGTGAATCAGATGTTTTAAAAGCAGAAAAGAATGATTATATTTATATGAAACAAGGAAAAGATAATTTTCTACTAGTAGAAGATAAAAAAGAATTCAATCTTATAGAATTACATTTTCCATTTTGTATAGATAATCATCTTACTAATGGAAATTTAGGTGAAGAAGAAATAAATGAAGATGAGTTAGATAGCTTAAATGGAAAATTTGATTTTTTAATAGAAAATAAAGATTTAAATAAAGAAAAAATAAAAGATAAAGAAAATAAACCTTATCAAGATGATATAAAAAAAATTATTAAAACTCAAAAGAGTATAGAAGACTTATTAGAACAAATTCTTTATCAATTAGAAAGAATAAATGCTAAAACACAGTAAAATAAAAAAAGAAATAAGATAGTTAGTCTTATTTCTTTTTTTTTATTAATACATTAAACATAATTATTAATTATTAACTTATAATAGAGGATAAAATTATGACAAATTCAAGTGAAACAAATTTTTTTAAAGGTGATATTAAAAATCAACCTAAAACAAAAATGAAAGCTGAAGATTTAATTAAGTACCAACCCAACCCAACTTTACCATCAAAATAATGGAGATGAAAATGGAAAAACTTACTAGTCATTCTTTCAACGAAAAAGTTTATAATTTAAAAAATAATGTATTTGTAGCTGATAAGCCTGTAATAATTAAATTTTTTGTAGAAAATTGTTCTGGTTGTAAAATAATGGAAGAAGCTTATAATAATATTAGTGAAACTCTGAAAGAAAAAGCTTATTTTTATGAAATGAAAGCTGGCAGTGATAAAGAAGTTATTAATAGATATAGAATAAATGAACTTCCTAGTTTTCTTTGTATTTATAAAGATAAATTTTCTAAAAATGAAGGAATCTTTCCAGAAGAAGTTTTGGAAGAACTAATTGATAATTTTTTAACTTTAGTAAAAGGTAGTTAAAATGTTATCTAAAAATATATTACTTGAAAAGGTAAATTTAAAAAAATTCTTCTTAGTTGAAAGACGATTTGAAGAAATAAAAAAATTAATAAACGATAATAAAATAACTTTATCCACATCAGCTAAAAAAGGTAATCTTCCTGTAGTTGAAAGAATAAAAGTATTAATGGAAGAAATTATAAATTTTACTAACAAAGAATTTTCCACTCAATTAGAAGAAATAGGAATTTTATTTGATTGTGAAGTACCAACAGCCTTCATAATGTATGAATCGAACTATAATGATAGACTTTCTGTTTATAGTGATATTTTAGATGAAGTATTTAAAAGAGAAAAGTTTTTAGAAAAAGAAGCTTTTAAAAAAATAGTAGATAAACATTTCACTTCTAATCCAGTTTGTTTTTTATATTTGGCAAGTGATTTATTTTTTAATAAAATAAAATATCTTCCAGGTGAAGAATTTACTTCACAAGAAATAACAGCTGTTTATTTACATGAAGTTGGTCATATAAAAAATTTATCTTCATTATTATATGAAGCTTATAAGGTTTTATATGAAAAGAAACAAAAAGTTCCTAATTTTTTTAGCAAGAATCTTAAATTTATAACTAAAATATTCATGAAAATGGTACAATTTCCAACTTATTATAAAACAATTTTTGATTATAATTTTGGTGAAAAATCTGCTGATGATTATGCTGTTTCTTTTGGGTATGGTATACCTCTAAAAACAGCATTAGATAAAATATTCAGAGCTGATAGTAATTTATTTAAGAAGACCAAGTTAAATTTATTAGATGAATTATTTTTTGGAAAGAAAGAAGAAAGATTAGATGAATTTCAAAAAGTAATTGATGCTAGATTTGATCATTTAAAAAAAATAATAGAAGATGAAATGAAAAATGAATCTAATCCAAAAAATAAAAGATATTTAAAAAGCGTTTTAGATACTTTTGATTAGGTGAAATATGAAAAAAGAAAAAGAGAAAGAGATATTTAAAATTGGTTCTTTAATAAAAATAAATAATACAAATTTTATAATTTTAAAAGTAAATAAAAAAACTTTAAAATTGAAAGAAGTATTTAGAAAAAAAATAAAAGAAAAGGGAAAGAATATAGCTTCTCTAAAATTTGGAGATGAATATATTGTAGATAGGGAGGAATTAGAAAACTATGAGTGATAAAAAAAAGAAAAATTATCATATTCATTATAATACTAGTAATGAAAGTTTTATAAAAATCTATCAAAAATTAAAAGAAGCAGGAATTAAAAATAATAAATTTTTTTTAGCTCTATATGATGAAAAATTAATGGAAATAGATCCTTTAGATGAAGAAAACCTTAGTAAAGAGGATAAAACTAGAATATTGATAGAAATTACTAAGAATCCTTGGTATTATATAAGGGAAATAATCCGTATACCAGTAGCAGGTGGTAATACTCATTTCGAATTAGATGTAGGTAACTTATCTCAAATTTATTTAATGTTGAATAACTTTAATCTAATAAAAGAACAGCCTAAAATAATTGGGCCTTATAATAGTAATATTATAAGATAATCTTTCTAATTGCTGGAAAACCCTTAAAGCCTTAAAAGCTACAACATAATCAGTGATGATAAGTGTGATATGCTTAAAAATTTTAAGGATTGGGCGATCAGCAGCCAATCTACTAATTTTGAAATCAATTTACTTAACTATTAATTATTATTTGTTAACGACAAAGAGGTAAATTGATATGCCGAAGAAATTCTCTAACAGTTTTTTTTTAAATTTATTAAAACAAATTCGTCCAGAAATTAAAGCTATCAGCCAATATGTTTCTATTAATGAAAAAATTAAAGTAAAAAATAAAAAATGTGGGCATGTTTATGAAATGACCCCGAATAAATTACTTTATAGAAAAGATGGTTGTCCTGAATGTACACCAAATAAAAAAAGAACTCATCAAGATTTTTTAAATTTACTTAAAGATGAAAAAGAATATGAAGTTTTAAGTAATTATACTGAGTGTCATTCAAAAGTTTTAATTCTGCATAATGTTTGTTGTTTTAGTTGGGAGATTACACCAAATCATTTTATTCAAGGAGTGCGTTGTCCTAGATGTTCTAGAATAAAATATAATAAAAAATCAAATGGTGTAAAAAAACTAATTAAATTATTTAGTCAATTAAATTTAAGATATGAAGAAGAAAAAATATTTTCAAATTTTAAAAATTCTTCTAATTATCACTATCCTTATGATTTTTTTATACCTAGTTTGAATCTATTAATTGAGTTTGATGGAGAACAACATTTTAAAGAAAGAAATAAAGGATATTTTAAAACTAAATATTTCTCTCAGTTAAAAACAAATGATAAAATAAAAAATAATTATGTTAGACAAAATAATTTAAATTTAATAAGAATATCTTACAAAACTCTTAAGAAAATAGATTTAAATATTTTAAATGAAATCCTAATTAATTCAAAATTAGATGAAGGTTCATCGACTATCGAAAAATATAATATATTTTTGATTTCAAACGGAAAAAATAAGTATTGTAAAAAATATTATTTATTCCACAATAAAAAATATTATATTGAGTAGAGTACACTATAAGCTATTGATAGTGGAAATGGAAGACACCCAGTTTTGGGTGAAGATATAGTCAAGTCTATATAGAAATATATAGTAGTTCATAAAAGAACATATGTAAAAGTAGCGATTTACATAGAATATTACGAGACAAACTGGAAAAACTATTTGTGCTGTAGTTGTTTATTCTTGGATTTACAAGTTTGGAACTACTAATAGTGAATTAGATTTCGGGAATAAAGATTTCGGGGATTCAAAGTTAAATGTAAAGCGTATGAAAGATTTAATAGATACTATGCCATCTTATATTAGAACAAAAAATAATAGAGATAGTAATCGAATTGAGTATATAGAAAATTTTTTGAATAAGAACAAAATAAAAGCTTTACCCACAGCATTGGGTTCGGTGCAAGCAGATAAGTTGGGTCAAACTTATTTTAAATATCTGCAAATAATTTAACAAATTAATAAATTGGAAGTTATATTAATTTGAATTAAATTTTAGGAGACAAGTATTATGGTAGCTTTAATTGAAGAAAGAAGAGAATTATTTTTAAATAAATTAAATAAAATCTTTGATGGAAATATTATAACTTATGATGAATATCAAAATAAATTAAATAAAATGACTTTTTTATGTAAATTATGTAATAAAACTTTTATAAGTAGTACTGATAATCTTTTTGGAAATAATAAAAATAGACAAAAATTTAAATGTTGCTCTAGTTGTGTTAAAAAAATATTACTTAATCAATCAGCACAATCTAAAGTACCTACAGGTTTTATTTTAATGGAAGAATATGTTAATAATAAAACTAAAATGAAAATTAAACATAAAAAATGTGGAAATATATTTATAGAAAAATTATTAGATTTAAATAGAAATAAATTTAAATGTCCATTTTGTGATGGAGAAAAAAGAAATAATAAACAAAAAACTACAAAAGATTTTATTATTGAATTAAAAGAAAAATTTGGTGGGGAGTTTCTTTTAATTTCTAAAGAATATATAAATAATAAAACTGAATTAGAGTTTAAACATTCAAAATGTGGAAAAACTTTTTGGAAAATGCCTAATAGATTATTTTTAGGTCATGGTTGTTCACATTGTAACCCTAATAAACAAAAAACCACAGAAGATTTTATTAAAGATCTATATCAGTATAAACCAAATCAAGAATTTGAAATAATTTCAAAATATAAAAATAATAAAAGTAAAATAAAAATAAAACATAAAAATTGCGGAAATACTTTTTTTTTACAAGCAGCTAGAAGTGATACTATTTTACTTTGTCCGACTTGTCATTTTAAAATGTCAAAAGGAGAAAAAATAATATTTGATAATTTAAATTATTACTCCATTAAATTTAAAAGAGAAAAAAAATTTAAAGAATGCAAAAATAAATCTAAACTACCATTTGATTTTTTTTTACCTGATTATAATTTATTAATAGAGTACGATGGGATTCAACATTATAAAGAAAGCAAACAATTCAAAAAGAAAGAAGCTAAAGAACAATTTATACTACAGCAAAAAAAAGATAAAATAAAAAATAACTGGGTGGAGAATCAAAATAAATATTCTTTAATAAGAATTCCTTATTTTAAATCTAAAAAAATTAAATTATTTATAAAAATGATTTTAAATAATAAACTTCCAAAATCTTTATTTAAAATTATTAAAAATCCAGAAATATGGAAAAATTTTACGGCCCAACATTAAAACCTTGTGAATTGCTGGAAACTCCTTAGAGCTTCTTAAACTACAAAGTAATCTGTAAAGATAAGCTTGAATGTTTAAAAATTAAGAAGATTGGACAATCAGCAGCTAAGACTCTTATTAATTTAATTATAAGAGTAAAGTTCAACGACTATCGAAAGGGTAAGCCATATAGTTATGGTGTAGAACCGAGTAGAGTACACTCAAGTGAGTGGAAGTGCAAGGGTTCTTTAAACTTAATTAAAGAACAAGATATAGTCTCGTCTCATATGAAAGTATGAGCAATTATAGAAATAACGAATCTATAAATAAGAAAAACACGTGGTCTTACGATTCCGGTGCTATGGTGGGATGAATTTGCGTTCCTAAAATATAACGAAATTATATTTTCATCAGCTGTTTTTGCACTGAGTAAAGCTGCTAAGTTTGCTAAAAAAAATAAAAAACCTTATGGAATATTACTTACTACTACTCCAAATTTCTTAGATAGTGAGGAAGGGAGTCATTGTAAAAACTGGATGGATAGTTCTGTAAAGTTTGAATTAGAAATGTTAGATTGGAGGAAGAAAGAGTTAAGACGATTTATTAAAGAAAACTCCACTAATGACTTTATTTATAGTAAATTTACTTGGCAGGAATTAGGATATGATAAAGATTGGTATGAAGAACAATGTAGACTTGTTAATAATGATTTACTTAAAATAAAAAGAGAAATTGATCTTGAATGGACTTACTCATCTGATGTATCTCCCTTTACAGAAGAAGAATTAACAGCTGTAAGAAATGTTTTAGTAGAACCTGTATGTTTTTACTATAATTTTGAAAATAGAAAGTTTAAAGTGTATATGTATGAAGAGATGAAACCATTAACAAAATATCTTTTAGGTGTTGACGTTGCAGGTGGTTTAGGTCAAGATAGTAGTACAATAGTTGGTATTAATCCTAAAACTGGGAATCCAGCATTTATAATAGAAACTAGAAATCTCTCAGTGCCAAAGTTTGCTTATTTTATAGGTGATATTATGACTTTTTGGTTGTTTAGATCTATTGTATCTATAGAAAAAAACAATTACGGTTTAACCATAATTCAAATGTTTTTAGACCAAAAAAATCATCCAACTTTATTTACTTTAAAAAAGAGATTATTTTATGTTGATAAAGATATGGAGAGAGAAGTTTTACAAGGAAAAAGAGATCAAGAACATACTATTACAAAAACTCAAAATAAAAAGATGAATAAAAGATATGGTATTGATACTTCACCGCAAAGTAGAGAAATTTTCTTTGATATTTTAGGTGAAGAAGTAAGAAATTCACCTGAAAATATAAGATCTGAATTAATATTTGATCAAATAAAATCATTAGAAGTGAAAACAAGTGGTAAAATTGAACACAGAAGTAATGCTCATGATGATATTTTATTAGGATATCTTATAGCTAAATATTCTAAAACTCAAAGCACTTGGAGGGATTTTTATAGATTAGGTGAAGAAGAAACCGACTTGTACACGAAAGAAAAAATTAAGAAAGTTTTAGATTTAAACAAAGTTACAGCTAATAATGCTGGTCTTTCTGAACAAACTAAGATTTTTATTGAAACGGCTAAAAGACAAGGTTTAACAGGTGAAGCGTCTAAGAAGAAAAATAATATTTTAGACATAATGTATGGTAATAATAAAAAATAATTTTAATTTTTTAAAATCAGAAATATTTAATTAATAATAACTTTTTTAAAATGTGAGGAAAAAATGAGTGATTTTGATCTTGAAAAAGACCAACTTGACGATTTATTAGAGGAAATGGATTTGGATGATGAATTTTCCCTTATGTCAAGCTCGTCAGAAGAAATATTAGTTAAAATGATAAGAGAACAAATACAAAACAGAAAACTTACTTTAGGTTCTCTTCCAAATTTATTTGAAATAATTAAGCAAAGATTTAATTTTCTTAATTTAACAAGTGAAAACAACCCAGAATTATTAAATAGAATTAAAATTAGAAGAAAAGAGATTTTTTCTATGTTTTTAAAAGAAATAGCTAATGCTTTTGATTTAATTCTAGACACTGATCAATATGAAATAGATATGGATTTAGAAAAAATTTTATCAAATGTATATGAATTTTTTATTATAGAAAATAAAAAAGTATACGAATTATTAGTACAAAGTTACATCAACTCAAATAGAGAAGAAATAATAAAGTCTTATAAAGTTGATTTAAATAAGAAAGATTTAGAATTTATAAATTTAAAGAAAAAAACATCTCTTGACAATTTGGTTATCATAAATAGTATGGAAAATATTGTGAAAGATTCTTTAGACTTTTATAGAAACTCTCCAGAAGAAATATTTAAAAATATTTATAAATTAGAATCGGATAATATTTGTTTTTCCAATATTTATAAGTTTTTCTTTGATGATAATGAACCAATGACGTTAATTAATTTAGGTGATCATTTTTCAGTTAATTTCTTTAGTATTTTAAATGAAGAAGAAAATATTAGTCTTTTAGTAAATAATTTAAATAATAATTATTTAACCAATATTTATAACAGTATGAGCAAGTAAAGGAGTCTCGCATGTCACAAAAAGCTATTAAACTTCAAAAAGATTTTAGAAAGAAAAAAGAAAGAGAAAAAATTGTTAAAGTTAAATTAGAAAAAGAAAGAAAAAAACTAGCTGAATTGAGAAAACAAGAAGAATATGTAAAGAAAATAAGAAATATGCAAAGTAAAAAAAATAATTTTGCTAAAAAGACTAAACAAGAATTAGAAGAATTAGATAAAAAAACTTTTGAAGAACAAGTTGAAATATTGATAGATTATAAAAGAGATCTCAAAGGAAGATTAAATGATGAATTACTTCCTAAAGAAAATAAAGAAAAAATAGAAGAAACTATAGTTAAAATAGATGAACATATAGAAAAATTAAATAAGATTAAAAATCCTATAGAAATATTAGATGAAGAATTGGATGAAGAATTCTCAAATAAAGTAAAAGAATTAGAAGAGTATCAAGAATTGTTAAAGAAAGAACAAGAAGAAAGACAAGCAATAGGAACTACACAAGACGAAGAAACTTTTAATAAACAAAAAGAATCCTTAAAAGAATTAAAAATTCAAGTAAATAAACTTATCATAACTAAACTAACTGCGTTAGAAATGGAAGTTACAAGACTTTCTTCTCAAGAAAATTTAAAAATAGTAACTCCTCTTTTACTTCTTAAACATATGGATATTTTAAATACTGGTGTTTTAAATACTTTTTCTCTTTTCTCTTGTCCTAAATTTTTTTATAAATTAATAAGCTTTTTAAATAAGAAACTAAATGAAAAAGATTATTTTTTTTATTCTAAATTACTCATAACAGCTTATAAGAGAACACCTGAAATTGTTAATTTAGTAAAAAACATTTATCCAGATATAGAAAAAGAAATTATTGAAATAAACACAGAAGAAGAAAATAAATTAAATGAAGTAGCAACTAAAATAAAAGAAACAGTAAATAAAGAATTGGGAATTGAAAAGAAAGAAGAAGTGAAAGAAGAAGTTATTAATGAAAATGAAAAGATAGAAAATTAAATTAAAATCAGATATCCAAAATTGGATATCTGATTTTTTTATTTATAATATTATGATAAACTTAAAACATAAAATTAATATTTTTATTTAAAGGGGTTTTTATGGAAAGATTTTTTACCACCAAAAATGAACAAATAATAACAAATGTACCTATTTTAAGAATTTATATTCCACAAGATTATATAGAAAATGGAATAGCAACACTAGATGGATCAGCTATTAATACTTTAGCTCTTTTTCAATTATCTGCACATAATAAAGAAACAGATAATGGAGTTTTTAAATCTTGTCTTTTTCCTGTAAATATGAGAATATTATTTAATTCGTTCTATCAGTCTTCTCAAAATGAAATAAAAGAATTAGAAAAAAATCAAAAATATTTAGTATTACAGAGTTTTCAAGATTCAGTTTTATTAGAAAATAATTCTTTAATAGGAAATCACCATAGTTTATATAATTTACTTCAATTACTTTTAAATGGTAAACTTCCTAAAATTATTAATTATAATAATATAATTCATGTCATTTTAAATTGTATAGAAATAAATGGAATGACTTCTGAATTTAATTTACCTTATATTTTGTTAGAAGCCTTAACAAGTGAGTTTGCTAGAAATTCACAAGATATAAATGAACCACTAAGAATGAAATTAGGTAGAATAAAAAAGACTTTAACAGAAAAAGATCTTTCAGACTTTATTTATATTTCTAGTAAAAATTTACCGCATATAAAAAGTACTTTTAGTTCTATAACTTTTGAAGATTTCTTTAAATCTTTAACTTTTTCAATTAATAGAACTAGACAGAATGAAAAAGAAGCTTCTACACCTATTGAGAAGCTTATCCATCAATAAACTAATAACTTTAGTTAACATATAATTAAAAGTTTATATAATTTTATTATTTTTTTTATTAAGGAGAGCAAAATGGAAATCTTAAGTCCTTTTATTCTTTCGAGGATAATTGATGCACCTGAAGAAACAGAAGTAAATTTAACAGGTATAAATTACTTTCAGGTCATTACTTCCGATAAAGGAAGAGCAAATAAACTAGTAAGACATACTAGTGAAATTAATTATGTTAATGAATTTGGAACACCAAATTTTAAGAAACATGGTTTAGCACCTTACAATGCTGCAAATTTTTTAGCAAATGGCGTAGCTACTTATATATTAAGAGTAGTTCCCTTTCTAGATGCTGAAAAGCCAATGTATCTTCCAGGATCAATAGCAAATACTTTTTTAGATGTACAAACTAAAAGAGTTCCAGCTAAAGAAGAAGAATCTATAGATAGTTTTTCTAGTATAGTTTTAACAGAAATGGCAAGTAAAATAAAAGTACAAGCAAATCATGCTAACAGTCTTTCTCTTGAGCCAGGAATGGAAGTTACTAGATATAAAGAAATAGGAAGTGCTTTAAATGAAAAAATAACTCCTTATATTTATTTATCTGGAAATTTTAATACTACTGGTTTAGAGGCAGGCGATACTCTTAACTTTTATAGCCTAACAGATATAACAACACCTATCGTATCAGGTATAGCTATTGTTCCTTCAGCTACAGCACCTATCGTTAGTGGTAAAAGTTTAGTAGTTGAAGATAACGCTACTTTAAGATTACATGACGGTGAAGAATTAATAATTAAAAAAGGAAGTGATCTTTTAGGTACTGTTTCAGTTCAATCTGTTTCTTTAGTAAAAGCTGCAACAGGTGAAACCCCATATGAAGGAATTTATTTTTCTACATATATAGAATATTCAACTAACTATTATCAGATTCTTCCGATAAAAACTATTGATACATCTTTTTTTATAAATAGAAAGGGTGATGAAGTTTTAACTCCTGTTATAAATGCAATTTATTCATCTTTAATTTTAGATGAAACTATAGTAAAAACAGGAACTGGGCCTTATTCTTATGAATTTTTTATAAGTAAAACAGAAGGATTTTACACTGAAGACGAGTATGAAACATATGAATCTTTAACTGTTATCATTCCAGAAAAAAATGCTTATACTCTTTGTAGACCAATCCTTGTAAGTAAATATGCTACAAGTTATGCTGAATTGGATGCATTTATAGCTAATCCTTATTCATCAACAAACCCTTATTTCACAGAAACTACAACAGATGGTTTTAAAAGACATATACTTCTTGGTTTAACTGGAAATCATACAAAGGACGATAATAATTTAGGAATTAAATTTTCTTCTTATAATGTAGAGGATGAAGATGATTTAGGATATAGACTTTATAATTTTGAAGTTTTTATCAAAATAAATAATGTGGAAAAGACAATTTTTGGCCCAGAAGTTGTAAGTTTAGATCCAACAGCTTTAGATAAATATGGAAGATCTTACTATATAGCTGATGTTCTTAAAAATGTTGTTAGTTTTTCTGATAGACTTACTTTTGTAGATAATCCAGATGTATTTAATTCTTTAGTTACTGATTTAACTATAGACGGTGTTGATATTAATCCAACTCTTTTTGATTTCTTACTTAAACAAGAAAGAGATTCTTCATCTAGAACTGATTTGGAGCAAAAGTATATAGAAGTAGATGCTTCTGCTGTTGATGCAAGTATTCAACCTATAGGTGTATTAAATTATAATTATAAGCAATCTAATTTTGCAGTAATAACTTCATCTATAGTAAATGATGTACTTTATAAGTTTTATGCTACTTATGGAAACTTTAATCAGGGATCAAGTGGTTCTTTAGATGGTTTCTTTGCTGACGGAACTTTATTGAGTAATAGTGATATGACAGCTTTAAAGAATTACTTAAAAGCAGCAGCATATAGAGGATACATTACAACAGAAGTAATAGATAGAAGAAACTTCCCATTCGATGTAGTTATGGATTCATGTGAAAGTTTTGATGTTAAAAAAGCTATTATAGATTTAGCTGGAAATGAAGAAAGAAAAGACTTTTTTGTATTTTTGGATTTAGCTATTGACCCTAACTATCTTTCTGCTTTAAATTCAAGAAATAACTTACTTGCTGAAGTAAATACTTTCTATTCAGCTATTTATGGACAGTCAGCTATTTATACAGACAAATACAATAATGCTGAAATAAAAGCTCCTCTTCTTTATGAGCTTTCAACTAAAATACCTAAAATAGATAGCACTATAGGTGTTCATGAAATTATAGCTGGCTATGGTTATGGTGAAATCAATACTATAAAAACTGGAAGTTTAAGCTATACTCCTAATAAAGCTCAAGCTGATGAACTTTATAAAGCTAGAATAAATTACGCTATAACTGACAGGAATAACACAAGGCTTATGACTCAGCTTACTTCTCAAACTAAGAATACTCCTCTTACTAATATTTTTGCAATTAGAACTCTTCTTAGAATGAAGAGAGAAGGAGAAGAAATAGCTGAAAGATACCAGAACAAGAGAGTTAAGTTTATTAATAATAACTTAAAGAAAGATTTAGACGAACAGTTTGCTCAATATGTAAGTAATGAAGCATGTGATTATATTACTGTAACTGTTTATCAAAACGCTAATGAAGTTAGAAAAAAAATAATGAGAATAAAAGTTGATGTAAAATTTGCCGATATAGTAGAATCATTTATTTTTGACTTCGTTGTTCAAACTGCTTAATTTAATAAGGAGGTCTTAATTGACCTCCTTTTTTTTAATTTAAATATTATTAATTTTTTATAAAGGAGAAATTAAATGCTTAAGGTTATTCCAAGAAATAACGATATGGTTGATATCGTTAATAAAGCTCCAGTCTTTCCTGGAGGGATGGGTGCTTCAAGATTGATAGCAGATCCATTCTTATCAGGTTGGGCTTTTGTAATTTTTACAAATGTTCCAAAACAAATTGCTAAATTAACTAGTCCGAACGGTGATGAAAGTGATCTTAGTTTTTTTAGATTAATGGAAATGTCTTTTAAAGAACTTTCAGGTATTAATGATTTAGACCTTGGAACTTCTTCTGTATCAGGTGGTTTTACTGGAAATGAATATCATTTTCCAAATGAAATCAATAAGAATTGTAATGAAGTAACATTAAAGTTTCAAGAACTTTCAGGTAATGTTTTTTCTGGTCCTTTTCAGAATTGGATTACTTCAATTTTAGACCCAGAAACAGGTGTAAGTAGTTTAGAAAATTTTGCTCAGAAAGAATATTCTGTTGAATTTCTTTATTTTACATGCAACCCAGGTATAGGTACAGCAAGTGCTGAAGGTAGAAAAAGATCTCTTGAATCTGCGTTTTATTTTACTAATGGATTTCCAAAAAGAGTTGCATTGAGTCAACATAACTTTAGTTCAAATTCTCATGACACTTTTGAAATCGACCAGCCTTTTTCTGTTAACATGCACTTAGGAAGTAAAATATTTGAATTAGCAAAAAAAGTTGTTAGTACAGAAAAATTCTATGAGAATTTCATACAGAAACAACATGAATTTATTACAGACAATAGAGGAGATGCCTTCAACGGACTTCCAGAATGGTTAGTTGATCAAGATTTACTTAAAGATTTAAAAGGAACTGAAGCTACATCATCAACGATTGGTGGAAATATAAAGAAAGAAGAAGTAGAAGAAAATAAAAAGTAATTAAATACCCTATATCCCAATTAAGGGATATAGGGTTTATTTTCTTTTAGAATTTCATATTTTCCATATCTGTTTCTCCACCTGCTTCTTCTCCACCTTCAGGAGTTTCTTCTCCCATTCCAAATTCATCTCCACCACCCATTCCAAATTCATCTCCACCACCCATCATTCCATCTCCAGTACCTGTCATTCCTCCTCCACCTGTCATTTCTACATCTTCAGGATCTCTGTCTCCAGATGCTATTTTGGCTATTACTTCAGTTTTTACATCTTCAAGCATTTCTTCCATTTTATTCCAATCTATTGTAGTTACACGTTCTTTTAATAATCTCTTTTTAAAAGCACTTCTTACCATCTCTTTTTCATTATCACTACCATATTCAGTCGCATCTGAGTCATTGATCATAATATTGAGAATTCCCTCAGCATAACTATCAGCTGAAGTAAAATCTTCTGACATTTGAGATGTAAATATTGAATCGGGAGGAGGAAGAGTTGCTTCTATTAATTCAGGATTAAGCTTTGCTTCACTAACATTTTTTGTATTTACTAAATATTCATTTTCAAATAGCAATCTAACAAGTTTATTAAAACTCTCTTTCAAAATACCTTGTATCATAATTATTTTTTTAGAAAATTTTCCATTTAACATAGAAAGTGTTTTAACAAAATCAACCTGTTCTGTTTGTTCTATAAATGTTGGAGGAATACCACAACCAGCTACTATTGAATTTTTTAAGAAAGTTAAAAATTCATCATTAACATCAGCATCTTGACCAGGTACTATTTCCATATCTACTGGTTTTTGTCCATTAAACACTGGAACATACATATCTTCAAATCGTCCAACATTATTTAAAATATAATTAATATCATCTAATCCAGCCATTTTTATATCTTTACCTTTAATATCATTAACAAAAGAAGCAACTGCTGCTTCTTGTTCTCCTTCCACTCCAACTTCTACATAAAAAGCTCGTTTATCAGCAGACCTAGTTAATTTCATCATTAAAGTTGAGACTAAAGTTGCTAAATAAATCTTAGCCATAAATATAGAGTTTTCATAAATAGAAGTGCCATACTCATTCTCTTCTATAGCATTAGGAGTAAACTGCACTACATATTTTTCTGGAAGGAAAGTAGCTTTCATTTGAAATCTTTTAAATAAATCATGTTGTCTTAACATAGCATAAATAATCTCTTTAAAATGTGGATTATTAGAAATAAACTTTTTATTTATTTTATTTAAAAATTGACGGGTAATTATATTATAAACTAATTCGTCCTTATTTCTAAATAAACCTCCAGCTCTTGGTTCTATAGAAGTCTGAAAAAAGTTATAAATATCATAACCTATAGCACCCGTTCTAGCAAATTTTGAGTAACCCTCTAAATCGTACGCTTCAATTAAAAAATAACCTATACAGTTCTTCCCTATGGCTATTTTAACAACTCTATCTTGGGGTAAAACTCTAATTATAGAACCATTCAATTCTAAATCTTTTTCTTTATCTTTGTCTACCTTTTTATTTTTATCAGTACCTTGCACTATATTTAAATATTTATTTATATCATTATCTTTTATAAACGCTTCTCTATTAGATAGATCTTCTTTTAATAAAGAAAAACAATCATAACTCACATCAAACGATTCATTTATAAAATTATTTACACTCTTTATAAATATTTTTTTAGCATCTTCTTTTTTTGTAATTTCTATTTTATTTTCTTTCAATTGTGCATTTACATCTTCATAAAATAAATCAAACCCTTCACTTAATTCACTATCTTCGGTAATTAAAGTTAAGCCTTCTTTTAATAATTTTTCTTCTGATAGTAAGTTACTTTCGCTCAAAGCATTAATAGCTACATCTTCCTTTTCCTTTTCCCAAGTTTCTTGTAATAAATTACTAATTTCTTCTCCGAATGGTAATACTGAAACGAAACAATCGCCTAGTTTTAAAGCATCTTCTACATATTTTTTTATTTTAATTTCCAATTTATATATTTTTTCTATTTCTTCTAATTTTTGTCTATAGTCTTTTTCATTATCTTGATCTTCAACATTTATTTTATATCCGAGTGATTCTTTAGTAAAATTATTAGGAGAGAAAATATTTTCTACATAGGTGTCTACTACTTCTTTCATTTGAGGAATTAGTTTATAAATTAAATTATAATTATGGTAACTTCTAATTCTTCCCATTTCGTTGTAAAGGAGTTGACTTAAAAAACCTACATTAGAATCATCTTCTAAAAAGTCTTTCATATTTTTATAAGCTCTTTCTTCATTACCACCTTTACTTCTACTTTTTTCTGCCGAACTCTCTTCTTTATCTTTATTTTCTTTCATACCGTTTACTAAATTTAAAGTATTTATAAAAGAAAAGAAATCTGTTTTTAAATTAGGATCTACTAACTTATCCTTAATAGTATTCAAGATTTCTAGATTTTTCTTAAGTTCATCTTTATTTTTTTGAAACTTTTCTGTTTCTTTCCTTTCTTCTTTAGCAAACTTAGTTTCCAATGATTTTATCTTATTTTCTCCTGCTACCATTTAATTTCTCCATTAAAAATTTATGATTAAATTTAATTTTCTGTTAAAATATAAAAAAAAAATAAATAGGGGAGAAGATTTTATTCTTCCCCCCTTGTCCCTTTTACGAACTTTAAATTGCGTGGAGTAACCAATCTAAAGTGTAAAATTTATATTGGTATGTAAATAAACTTCTGGACGATATAATATTTTTTATTTACATACGAATTTATATATAACTTATTTTTATCTTTGAATATCAGACTACAATTATCTGTTTTTTTCATTCTATTAAAAGGAAAAACAGCCTTAGATAAAATAACTGAATTATTAAAATTCATTGTTGTTTTAATCTTATTAAAAGTTTCTTCTGATACTATAAATTTTTTAATACTTTCTTTATCAAGCATATCTTTATTCATTTTATTAAATAGTTTATTATTATCCTTTGTGTTTAAATCTTGTTTAAAAACTATTTTTTTATCATTATCAGTTAAAATCTTTATAACATCTTCTGATATGACAATTTTATTTATTTTAGCTTTATCAGTCTTTATTTCTTTAAGAAATTTAAAGAATTTTTTTCCTGATATTTTTACATGATTTAATTCATTTAAATATTCATTTAAAAATAAATATTTAACTTCTACTATATCACATTTAGCAACTATATTATCATCTTTTGAAATGAAACCTTTATGATATATGTATTCATCACTCTTTCCAAATGCTTTAAACAATTGATTTGTTTCATTTAAAAAAGATATAGTTAATTTAATTTGATCTTCCTTTTTAATTATTATTTTATCCATCTTGAACCTCTAAATTATAAATTTCATTTATTATTTTTTGTTCTTTTACTTCTAAATGTGATATATCCATATTTTCTTTTAATTCATTTTTAACCCATTCTTTATCTTCAATATTATTGGAAAAATGAAATAATTTAAGTAAAAATTTTCTTTCAAAAATTTTGTTTACTTCCATTTTTTCACTCATTTTCCACAAATACATCCAATAAAGAATGGATTGGAGGGATAGAACGCTTTTATTTGTTATCATTTTTAGTTTCAATTATATCGTTTTTTCTTATTATTTCGTCTACTATATTTTCTATGTTTTCTTCTACTTCTTTAGAATTTTTAAAAATAACAAGATAACCATTTTGAATTATTTTCTCTATGTGTCTTGTTCTTTTTATTTTAGAAAGATTTATTTTACTAACAAGACCGTGAAAAGTTCTGTAAATTGTTCTAGCTGGGTTTCTTGAATTAAACCCAACAATCAATTCTATCTTTTCAGAGTTGACTAATTCTGATTGAGCCAAATTAAAAATTTTTGTAGGTATATTTTCCATTCTTTCTTTTATAAAAAGAATTTTAATACCTTTAATTATTTTAATATTAAACTTCTCAGGATTATTTTTTATAAAACTACTTACTTCTATAATACTTTTAATTTCATTTACTTTAGCTTCAAATATTTTTCCGACCATATAATAAATTATATTTTTTCCAGGAAAATCAGAAGCTAAAAGATTTAAAAGACCAAATTCAGTTTCAAGAAGCTCTTCCATCCAATAAAAATCAGATTTGTTTTTAAGAACTGGAAGACCTTTTGTATCCTGAATATCAATTCTTTTCATCATTTTTTTAATCTTCACATGTTCCAACAGAGAATCATTTTTATAAAAATGTTCCATTAACATTGAAAAGGAAGATTTTTGTTCTTCTATAGGGATTTGATGATGGTCAAAATTTGAATTTTCGGGTTCATATACACCACCAACATCTACTATAAAGACTTTAGGGTCTTTATATTCTTTTTCTGAAATTTCATCTTCTGATACAACTTCTTTTATTTCAGAAATATTATAATGATTTAAAATCAACCCAACATCTTTTAAATCATCTACATGATAAGGCGCTTTGTGTTTAATTACTTTAACATATTCTTTGTCTTTAGGATTTTCTAAATTTAAAAAGATCTTGTTCTTTTTAAGCATTTCAACAAGATTTTTTGTTTCTACTTTTAACTTTTCTTCATTCGTCATAATTGGAATTCTCCACAAAATTAATAAAAGACCTATTTATAATATATATTTATATTTTTTTTTAAGTTATAACATTTTGATAATATAAAATAAATTAAGGAGAATTCAAATGATAGATTTTAAAGTTGGTCAAAAAGTATGGTGTGTATTAGATAAACGAGTTAAAGAAGCTTATTTATATTCTATAGAACTTCCCATTCCAGATGTTCTTACTAGTTTGAATTTACAACCAGCTAAATTGGTATTGGATTTAATGTTAGAAACATCTGAAATGATGTATTTAAATCCTACTTTACAACTTGGTAATTTAATTGATGTAAAAACTATTTCAATGTTAGTCGGTAAGAATCTTTTAAATTTTGATTTAGATGATTTAAATTCACTATTTACTATTACTGCTAAAGTTGTTGTGAGCGCTCCAGATGGTGGGGTTATAATAAGAAGATGTTTAGCAACTAGAATATTTGAAACTGAAGAAGATGCTTATGCTTATTTAAAAGGAACTGGAATTTATTGTTTAATTTGTTCTACTGAATTACAAAACGATGAGGATTTTTTACCTTACTTTATTTGTGAAAAGTGTCAAAAAATAATAAAAAATACTTTCGGTTCTATTTTAGAGTTTATAAGAGGAAGAAATGGAGTTGATGCTCATTCTTTAATAATTGAAGCAACTAAAAAAATAGATGTAGTCTCCTTTCCAGACATTGATGATCCTAATTATGAAGATAAATATAGAGAATATCAAGAATATTTAGAAAAGACTCAGGAAGCTAGACAAAAAGTAGCTTTAGGTGAATGGTCTTTATCCTTTTTAACTAATCAAGAAGTAGAAATAAATACATCTACTAATCTACCTGAACCTAAAATTGTAACAGAACAATATTCAAGAATATTCCCATTATATACTAAAGTAGATTATAGAAAGAGAGAAACAAAAAGAAGAAACTTACAAATTTCAGTTTTAAAGAGTTATTTAAACTATTTGAATGGTCAATTTGATCCTTCATCAGTTATATTAAGACAAGGGCCTTTGAATTTAAACTCTGACAGTTATAAAGTAAATATTAGTTTTTCTGGTGATCCTTTTCTAAGAGTTAAAAATTTAAATGAATTAAATGAAATAGAAAGTTATAATATTGCTCTTGATTTAACTTTACTTAAAGCTGAGGAATTAGTAAAAATAGATAATATAAAACTTAGTTTATTAAGAGGAAGTAAAATAGATAAATTACCTTTAACAAATTGGTCTTCTTTAATGGTTACTAGTAATAATACTTTAGAATATAAGTTATTAAAAGATAAATTGAAAATAGGTGATAATTATATAATAGCTGAAATAAATACAAAACCAAATAGATATGATATTAAACAGCCAGTTGAAACATATTATTCTATGTATAAAGTTAACATAGAATTTGATACCAGTGATATAGTTGAAACTTTTAATTCAAATAATATTATAGAACAGAACAAAAATGAATTAATATTTATTCCAAATTTAAATGATATTTATACAGAGAAGGTTAAATTAAAGAAGTATGTTAATATATATAATTTTGATATTTTAAATCAACAAAATCAGTCAGTTATAACTATAATAGAAAGTAAAAATATAAATAATGAAATAGAATTCAAATATAAATTTAATAGAAATCTCTTAAATAATACAGTTAATTCTTGCTTAGTATATTATAAGTTTGGAGAGTATAACTATATTAAAAAATTAAATATAACTAGTAAAGAAATAAATTGCTTTTTAGATAAAATTAATTTAGAAAGTTATAGTAAAGTTTTATATGCTGACAACAATCTAAGAAAAATGTATATGGAAATAGAAGCAGACGATACTATTTATTTAAAAGGATTTAATATAGTCATATACGAAAAACCTCAAATAAGTAAAGAAGAGCTTCAAGTAGATGAAGATATAACAGCTGAAAGTTTAAGAAACTATGAAGATGATACAGTTGAATTAAGTACAAAAGTATCTATATTTGTAAAAAAAGAAATGATTATACCATTAGGTATGAAGCAATTTATAGAGGTAGATTTTAATTTATTTACAAATTTATTTAAAAAAGATTCAGCTAATTATTATATAAATGTGGAAGCCTATTATATGATAAATTCACAAGAAATTGCTTTAAATAAAAAACTTCCTTCTAGTAATAGAGATTCTAATCTAGATTATATAGATGATGGAGAATTTTTTTTAGTAAAATCTTCAAATATATTAGAAAAAACTATTAAAAATGTACAAACTATGGAAGCTGATACTGTTGTAACTTTATTATTAGAAAAACAATCAGTATTTGATAGAATTAAAAAAATAATGGCAAGTATCGATCCAAAATTATTAAGTCCAGATGTGTCAGAAAAAGATTTCTTTAAAGCAAGTAGTAAATTTGTAATAGAATTATTTGATAAATTAGATTATTTAATAGAAAATAGTTCAGTTCCTGGGATTCGAAAAGTAATAAGAAATAAATTTAAAGAAGAATCTTTAGGTAATCTTTATATAGTAATTGACTTTGAATGGGTCAATCAACAAAAACCTAATGGTTCATTTAATTATTTTTCTACTATTTTTAATAATGGTCTTCTTCATAGAAAAATAAACCAATCAATAAGTAATTGGAATAATAAAATTGTAATAGATAGTATGACACATGAAACTTCTTTAGAAGAAGACACTCAATATATAAATATGGATATAACTATCAAAGGTGTTTCTTTATGTGAAGTTCCTTTTGCTTTAGGTGAAGATCTTTGGTGTATAATTCCTGTGACAGAAGGTGAATACGATTTTGTTCATTTAATTTATAAGTGTTTTTTAAATGCTATAACATTTGAAGACCCTTTAACTGATGCTAAATGGAAAAATATTGAATTTGAATTATTGAAATCAGGAGTAAAGGGAAGAGTTTATAGAACAATAATACCATCACCTGTTTCTTCCGTACCTGCAGTTATACCACCTATGGAAATATTAAAAACAGAATATTTACCTGGAAATAAATTATTTAGAACATGGATGGAAGCACGTTTAGCAGCATTATGGGCTTTGTGTCCTTTATGTTTTAAAATCAAACCAGTTAGAAAAGATGATTTAACAGCACAAAAATTAATGTTATTAGCTACTTCAATGCTTGAAGATATACAAGAAGATCATAATTCTGTTTATAATTCTATAGAAGATATTACTAATATGGAAAAAAGGGACTTACAATTAAGAAAAGAAAGCACTAGAATAGCCGAATATTATAGACACGTGACGGATAAACCTGAAGAATATAAAAAACTCTATTCAAGTGAAAATAATTATGATGAATCTCTTTACGGAGAAACTTTAAGAAGAGAAGAAACTAATGATGCTATAAAAAGAGATAGTACTTCTTCTATGAGAGATAATGAGTATGAAAAGAATAAAGAAATTCATGAAAACGCTAAAGATGAATTAGGTATGCCGAAGTATAATAAAAAAGAGAAAGAAGTACCTAAAACTAATAGAGTTGAAGAAGAGAAGAAAGCTCAAAAAGATAAATTAGATGAATTAAATAATTCTTTAGCTAATAAAACTTCTTATGCTGTTTTTGAAAAAACTGGGGTGATGTCTCATAGTAAAAAACTAAAAGAAAATCTAGAAAAGAGAAGAGAAAAAATGAATGATAAAATGGATGCTATGAAAGAAAAGTTGAATATAAAAATATTTGATGAAAAGCCACTATTAGGTGAAATAGCCACATATTTTGTAATTTGCGTTTCTTGTCAAAAGAAAATAGCCAGATTTTTTAAAGATTTAATTAAATGGCTAAAAGAACTTTTAGGTTTAGATATGGATTATAATATAATAAAAGATATTTACATTGATGTAGTATTTCATAAAGATACTTCTCAATTTGATAAATTTGAATTTAATTTTCCAAGAGGTGGAGAAAAAGAACGCCAAAGAGTAATTGGAAAGATACAAGAAGAAATAAATAAATTAGAAAGTAAAATTAGTTAATTATTAAAGAGAGATAAAGGGTAAAACCTTTATCTCTTTTTTATTATTATATTATTATCATAGATATTTTAAGGAGGAGTTACTAATGACATCTATTAAAGATGTATTAAAAAAAGAAAAAAATTTAGTTAACTTAAAAATATTAGAATTATATAATAATGATATTAATAAAATAAAAGGACTAGATAAATTAATTAATTTAGAAAAGTTATATTTATTTAATAATAAAATTAATAAAATAGAAGGAGTAGATAATTTAATTAATTTAAAAGAATTAGATTTATTTAGTAATAATATTAATAAAATAG